GCTGGTCCCACAGGCACTAGCGGTTATTCGCTTGATTCTTCAGGCGCCACTCTTCAATACACTGCTACTGGCTCTGTAAATCCCCAGATGTATGTCGATACTATTGGCGGAACAATTAACGAGCTTCGCCAAGCCGAGCAACTTCAAGTTCTTTTAGAACGAGATGCTCGCGGGGGAACTCGGTACACCGAATCAATCCGTCAACACTTCGGCGTCATTTCCGATGACGCACGGCTCCAACGCCCGGAGTATCTTGGTGGTGGCAGACAAAATATCAACATCACGCCTGTTCCTCAAACGTCCGTCTCCGCAACAACTCCGCAAGGTAACCTTGCTGGTTTCGGGACGTTTGGTGGTCCTAATGGTGGCTTTACTAAGAGCTTCACTGAACACGGCGTTATTATCGGTCTTATCTCTGTCACTGGCGATCTGTCTTATCAAAATGGACTCTCTCGTGAGTACACTCGTAACACTCGTTACGATTACTTCTGGCCTGCTCTTCAAAATCTTGGGGAACAAGCGGTCCTGAAAAAAGAAATTTGTACTCGTGACGCTGCCGCAAATGACGAAGTCTTCGGCTACAATGAGCGTTATGGTGAGTACAAATCTAAACTTTCCCAAGTTACCGGCCTTCTTCGCTCTAATGCGACTGGCTCTCTCGATGTCTGGCATCTTGCCCAAGACTATGGCGTGGCTCCGACTCTCGCTCATGTTGTTCAAGACAACATTCCTCTTTCTCGATGTATTGCGGTCCCTACTGAACCGCAATTCATCCTCGACGCTTACTTTAAAGTAACGTCGTCTCGTCCTATGCAAACTTACTCTATTCCTGGAGGTCGCTTATAATGGACCCGGTCACTATTGCCGCTCTCATTGCTGGTGGAACCTCTATTATGGGCGGTATCATGGGCAGAGATGCTGCCCGTGAAACCTCTTATATGAATCAAGTATCTGCCGATAGGCAGATGGCTTTTCAGGAGAGGATGTCTAACACCGCCTACGCTCGTTCTATGGCTGATATGAAGCGAGCGGGCTTAAATCCCATTCTTGCTTATTCCCAGGGGGGCGCTTCTTCGCCCTCTGGGGCTTCTGCCCAGAACATTAACCCTGATTATTCTAACGCGGCTGGTGGCCTTGCCAGCAGTGCGGTTAGTTATATCAATCAAAAACGCGAACGCGCTCTCATGGAGTCTCAAGTTGATTTGCAAAACGCTCAGATTAAAACTGCAACGTCTCAATCCAAACTTAACGTCTCTAATGCGCGTGCCGCTGACGCTCAAGCTAAGGCAACTGAAACAATGCTGCCGGCGCTTCGGTCAAAATCTGTTCTCGAAGATCGGCAAAATCAAATAAACAACTCCATGCTTCCTTACGACGCCGTCCTTAATCGTGTCGGTCAGGTGCTTGGCGCTGCTGGCTCTGCCACTTCCCTAGGCCGTTTCCTTAAACGTCCGTCTACTGAACCTGGCAACATTCCTAAATCCTTTAAAAACACGCCTTATCTTAAAAAAGATAAAAAAGGCGACTGGAGATCACCTTGAAAGACTTCAAAATGTATTCTCGCTATAATCTTCCTCCCCGAAATCCTTGGCTCGAATATCCTGAGCCTCACAAGCCCGTCCTTCAAGGCGGCCTCCTAGAATGCGATATAAACCGCGTTGTGGCTCGCCTCAAGCAAGGGCTTGATCCCGGCGTTCAAATCAATAGCGGGTCTTATAGAGACAATACGGGGGTAGTGGATATGAAATCGAATCTCGATATCATAAAAAGCCACTACTCTCGTTTCGAGGAGCTGCCCGACGCTGTGCGGCAAAAATATCGTTCTCCAGTCGAGTTCTACGAGGCTCAACAAAAAGCGCTTGATGAAAGCGCTCGGACCAGTGTAGATCTTGATGTATCTGGTCCAACTGACAGCAAACCTGCTGTCTCTCAAAAAAAAGGAGCTAAAAACTATGAAACGGACTCCTCTGCCGCCCCGAGTCGCAAAAAAATCGTTCAAACGTTCGACGGCGGTGCATCCGAAGAATAGTACTGCTCCTGCTCCTAAACGTGGCGGTTACCGTCTCTAACTAATTTCTTAAATTCTCTTACAAACCTTGGGGGGAGTACTCTCCCCCGAGGAAACCAAGCAAAGCGCGGTAGGTCCTATGCCTTGTCATAATCCTATTCCGGCTTATCGGTCTCGTATTTCTAATACTTCCGGTAAACGGTCTCTCGTCTTTACTAAACACGAAGGTTACGAGGACCTCGAAATCCTTATTCCTTGTGGTCAATGTATGGGCTGTAGACTTGATCGGTCCCTTGAATGGGCTACCCGTATCTCTCACGAGTCTTCTCTTCATTCTAAATCTTCATTCCTAACTCTGACCTACGCACCTACTAAAATTCCTCCCCACGCTTCTTTACGCAAAAAAGATGTCCAAGACTTTATGAAACGTCTTCGTTTCTTCTCTGAAAATCCTTTGCGTTACTACCTCTGTGGCGAATACGGCACAGAGTCTCAACGTCCTCACTATCATATCTGCCTATTTGGCGAGGACTTCTCATCTGACCGTGTCCCGTGGAAACCTTCTTCTTCCGGTCATATGTTATTCACTTCTCAATCTCTCACCGACCGCTGGGGCTTCGGCCACTGCGTTATCGGTGATCTTACTTTCGAAACTGCGGCCTATACCGCTCGTTATGTTACGAAAAAAATTACAGGTGCTTCTGCACCTTCTCATTACGGGCTTCGTGAGCCCGAATTCTCTCTCATGTCTCGTCGTCCTGGTATTGGTCATACCTGGCTTGAAAAAAATCTCGTCGATCTTAATAATGGTCTCTGTTGGTCTTCTAATGGCCTCACTAAAATGCCTAAATTCTATCAAAAAAAAATAAATCAAACAAAACTACTCAAAACTAAATACAAACAAAAAAAGGAGGCTTCAAAACGACTTAAACAAACAAATCCATATACTCTCGACGCTGTTCAAAAAGCTAAATTCAATTTAAAAAATAAAAAGGATATTTAACGACAATGAAACTATCTATCTTCTCCATCTTCGACGCAAAAGCTGAATCCTTTCTGCGTCCCTTCTGTCTTCCATCCACTGCGCATGCACGCCGCGAACTTGCGGAGGTCATGCAACAACCTACGGGTCCGTTCGTGGATTATCCTGAAGACTTCACTCTCTTCCGTACTGGGGAATTCGATGATGAATCTGGTGAGATTCAACCTCTTCTTCAAATCGAATCCCTCGGAAATCTTCTTCTCATCAAAAATGAACTCAAACTTCGCCGTCAACAAAATCAACTGGAGGCTTCAACGTGATTGGTTCTAAATCTTCTGGTCTTCCTTCCATTATGTCGTCTTCTGAACATCAGTCTATGATTCCTAAAGACGTCATCCCTCGATCTAAATTCGATCGGTCTCATGGTTATAAAACCTCTTTCGATTCCGGCAAGCTTATCCCGTTTTACTGGGATGAGGTTCTTCCCGGTGACGTTCACAAAGTGGGCGTCACTACTCTTGCCCGTCTGGCTACTCCCATCGTCCCTATTATGGACAATTTCTGGGCTGAAACTTTCTTCTTCTTCGTTCCCTATCGTCTTCTCTGGACTAATTGGGAAAAATTCTGCGGTTCTCAAGACAATCCTGGCGATTCTACCGCCTTCACTATTCCCAAAGTAGACGTCACTGCTGCCACCGGTTATACCGAGGGCTCGCTCTTTGACTACTTTGGTCTTCCTACTAAAATCACCAATGCTGTTAATGCGTGGAAACCCAACGCGTTTAACTTTCGTGCCTACAACCTCATCTGGAATGACTGGTTCCGATCAGAGGACAATTATAACAGCGTCTCTGTGCCTGTCGATAATGGTCCTGATGGTGATACTCTCTATACGCTTCAGCGTCGCGGCGCGCGGTACAACTATTTCACAAGCTGTTTACCCTGGCCGCAAAAAGGAACCGCTCTTCGTGTTCCTATGCAAGCCGCAACCGAACCTGTTCGTGGTACTGGCGCAGCTGGTGGCGCTGCTATTGCTGGTCCCACAGGCACTAGCGGTTATACGCTTGATTCTTCAGGCGCCACTCTTCAATACACTGCTACTGGCTCTGTAAATCCCCAGATGTATGTCGATACTATTGGCGGTACAATTAACGAACTTCGCCAAGCTGAGCAACTTCAAGTTCTTTTAGAACGAGATGCTCGCGGGGGAACTCGGTACACCGAATCAATCCGTCAACACTTCGGCGTCAT